TATCAATACCAGTCTTCACTGTTTCTACCCAGATATTTCTACTAGCTGAATATTTGACATAGTAATCATCATCAGCATTTGACTCACCACGAATCAAGACAATGTAGCCATCTGGAGCTGAAGCAGGAAGATTAGTGAATTTATTGGTGTATGATGTAATACCTATCAATGCCAGATTATTGAATGAGTCAGAAGTTTCTACCTTACTGATATTACCTCTGACACGTAACCAGGAAGAGCCTGTGTCTACAGTATATCCGGCATTACGAATCTGTGTAGCAAGCTGATCACGAATATAGTCTGTAGCGATATTCTTTACATGAGCCGCCTGTGAACCATCTGGAGTTTCGTAGGAAGCTACCTGTGTACCATTTATAGACACCTTATACGTCCTACCATACTGTCCCTGTTTTACATTGATGAGACAGCCCTGTGTAGACATAGTATCAGCCGTTTTCGTACCAGACATACTTACTTTCTTTGTCTTATTCAGAATAAAGGTGTAGTCAGCTACCGTGATAGCTTTCAGTTGAGCATACGGATTTCCCGTGATACCAGACAAATAATCTGCATCTTCCATGGTAACTTTCAGTTCTTTACCAGACAAATCAAACACTCTGATAGTCTTTTTCGTTACATCTAAGAATACAATATATCTTTCTGTCTCATCCCTGTTGATAATATGGACATACATACTGTCATTCGTATCTGTACCACTGAAGAGTTTACCTATAGACACAGTGGGTGGCCTCTTCTGCAATCCACCTGCTTCAGTACTGTATCCATTAATCTGCTCTTCCAACTGTTCGGCATGACGTAACATAGGAGACTGCTGAGAAACGCCCTCTATAAAGTTGTCTATTCGTTGAGTTATATTGCTCATCGTGTCCCCACCTCAGATATAGAAGTATTATTGAATACGTTGACTTTCTGTGTGTCTAATTCATATGTCATTACATCAGCATACGCTTTAGCCAATTCAGAAGACAAAGAGCTTTCCAATTCAGCATCACCAAGGAAACGTGTGGAAAAGGCCAATGCCGCTTTTGTCGTTATATATTTACGGAAAACTTCTGGCAGTTCATCGAAAGGAATAAGTACAATGACATTACTGAAGACTACAGAAGAACTAAATTTGTCTGTGCTGTCTGTAATGCTGTAAAGATACCCTCCTCTGTTCCTGTACTCTGTCGAGCCTAAACGTAGAAAATAGCTGTTCCATTTGATTTTCCCTGTGTTCGTATCTGGAAACAAAGTAACTTCTGGAATGGTATTGAAGTCCCACCCCTCCTGCTGTATCTCACGACTAACAGCCTCTAGCATCTTCTGAGCCATGACAGCATCTGTATTTTCTGAAACTTCTTCTATAGACAAAATGCCGTCCTCGCCTATAGTTGTAATAATCTCATTTATAGCATCAAGCTCAGTCAATGGAGTAAGTATCATATGTCTCACCCACCTTTCTTACATAAATAGGGAGAGGAACCCTATGAGAACCTCTCCCACCATGATTAAGCAGAAGCAGAAATAGTACCAATGGCACACGCTTCCGGACGTAAACCGCCGTGTCCCATGGAGTATTTACCAACAACCTGATCAGCCTGATATTCGATACGCCGAGCAGTTTCTACAGCAAGGTCTTTCAGTTTTACAGTACCTACAGCAGTATGATGAGCCGCAACAAATACAGTTTTGTCTTTATATTCAGACGGGAAGTCATGAGCGGCACCAGAACGCAGGACATGTTCACCATCAGCACCACCAATAGTAAGGTGCGGAACTTCAATGATATTAAATCCTGCCAGTTTGGTAATGTTACCATCGACAATAGTACCAACGGCACCAAAGTCACGGTTGATAGCATTCCAAGAGTTGATAAGAGCCGCTACACCCTCTGGTTTCATATAGACATAGCGTTCATCATTAGGAACATACTGATTAGAAAACTTAGCTTTCAGTTCGAGAAGCATCTGAACAATCATCTTACCTTCAGCTTCCGTAATACCAATGTCACCAGAAGCCAGCTTTTTCTCGATGACGATACCTTTACCAAGGCCAGTGATGTTCTCAGTATTGGCAATAGCCATCTTAGCGATTTCAGCAAGGATAGCACCATCAGCAGACAAAGCAAGTGCTTCACCCATCTGTTTGGAGTATTCCTGTCGAACATCAAAATGAGACATAGCTTCATAAATGTCAGTAATCAGCTGGTCAGAAGTAAGCAAGCCATCAATGCCGATAACTTTTTCGTTATGCGGAATAGCTTCACGTACATCGTCCAGAGACTGACCAGGTGCCAGATAGTGAGCAGAAGCACGGCCCATTACAGGGAAGCTAGCGGACTTACCACTGGAAATAGTACGAACAATATGATTATTCACACTTTTAGAAGCTCTGTCGAATGCAGAAATAACTTCACCACTGAATACTTTAAGAAAACCTGCTAAGGAATCAGACTGCCCCTGATTAAGACCGGGCTGAGAAATATTTGTTAAAGTTGCCATATTAATTAATCAATCTCCTTTGTGTTTAAAATAATTTAGAATTAATAACTTTTTTGTTCTACAGCATGAGTGTATGCCTTGTCTTTGCCATATCTGGGGTCAGACATAGCTTTAATCATGTCCTGTTTGGAGCTGAAACCTGTGTCTCCGCTTCCTGCCCCTGTCGAACCACTACCCATAATAGTACTCTTCTGTGTACCTTGAACAGCAATCATGTCCGACTGGATACCAGACAACATCGTTTTGATTGCCAACACATTACCGCTATTCATCGTGTCATTCCACATCTTCTGATAGTCGGCATTCTGTGTCTTAGCAAAATTCTGTAATTTAGTGAACTGTTCTACACCACCTACGCTTTCTACAACATGAGTAGCAAGCCGTTCATACTCAGCTTCCATACCGTTGATATATGCATCTACTACACTCTTAGGATATCCAGCTTTCTCCAACGCTTCCAAAGATTCTTTAGACAGCTCACCGTTATCCGTGTATTCCTTTTCAAGAACATTCCAGTCTACGCCTTTATTAGACAAATCGTTTTTAAGGTCTGTATTCGCCTGTGTCTGAGCATCAATACGTTGCTGTACATTAGCATCTACATCCTGTCCAGTAGGCTCTGCCTGTTCTTCATTTGGAGTAGTAGAGTCATGCGTATCCCCCTGTGCTTCAATAGTAATGTTCTGACTTGTCTTAACTTCCACGTCAGTATTTTCTACAGCAGTATTATCTACATTTGTCGTTTCATCAGCCATTAGTTACGTCACCACCTTCCTTTACTGCTTGCATTGCCATTTCCTGTCCCATAGCCATTTGCTGTTCTTCTTCAATCTGTTGCTGTGTCTTAATGAGTCCCTCTGTTTCTACTCCGACACCTGTAAACAAATTGAGAAGCATAACATTCCAGTTAATCATTTCCTGCGCCCCAGGTATCTGAGAAATAAGGTTCAACACTGTAGCGTACTTTTCAAGATCATGCCCACGTCCCAGAGCTTCAAGACCAGTAGTAATAGTAGGTTCTACTGTCCCCTCTGGTAAATTGGGAACCTCGCCTGTACTCTGTAACTGATTAAGGATACGCCGTACCAAAGGTAACTGTAACTCTTGAGACAAAATAGAATACACGCCACCAAGAGTATCTTCCAGTTCAGACGCTACAGTACGGACTTCCTCAGCCGTCACACGCTCAGCGTTACGCTGTACCACAGAAGACAAAAGGAATGCAAAAGACAAACGGTTTTCTATAGCATCAGCCTGTGCCTTTGTCATATTGAAGTCGTAATATTTGTCTAGCTGTAATACTTCTACATCTTCCTTACGACCTGCAACAAAGTCACCACTAGTGGCATTCTCTAACTTCTTGACTCGTGTAACACCATTTGGATTGACAAGGAAGTAGATATTAGCCGCTATAGTTGACAGCTTGAACATTGCTTTAGACAAATTTTCCAGAGAGTTCAAGTCACCCAGATATTCCTCACAGAAAGACCTGCCGTATGATTCTCCATCCATTTTGACCATACGAATAGGAATGTAAGGTGTCTTAGCTACAGGATATGTCTGCTCACTACCTTGAATTACCTGTTCTTCAACCTCTTGATAAGACAAATAGTTCTCACCACTTCTGCATACATGTGTGTAGACACTGATAAGGTCTTCTGGTTTCTTGTCTGTCTTAATAAGGTTCTGTACAGTTTCGTCAAGTGTCGCATAAGCTACTTTGTCTAACGTAACAATCTGCACGACATTACCCAGTCCATCAGTTTGTACAGCTTGATACCACCCTCAGCAGGTGGCAGGAACAATAAGGCATTACCTGCAACAATCAGCTGTTTAAGACTTTCCTGTACTGTAACACGTATCTGATTGGACTCTATGTACTTCATAACTCTGTTCTCAATCATCATCAGAGCTTGTTCAACCTGTGCTTTTGTGTCTTCCTGCCCATTATTCATATACTCAGCCAATACTTCATCAGACATACCTAATCTGAAGAAAGGTGAGTTAGGCGGCATTAAAGCAAGAATCAACTTAGAAGCAAGATTGTTGACACCTCTGGCCCCTACCGATTGATAAGGTGTCTCATATTTCGTTGACTTATCATCATTTTCTTTTGGGAATAATGCAGGAATAGTAACTTTTGCACAGTCCACAGCACGATCCACATACGGCTGTCTGTCTGACTTCAAGCGTTCATATGTCTTCTTTGCGCCTTGCTCCTGCATTTCCTGTATAGTAATATCAGCCATCTTAGATATTCAGCCCTGTGTAACCACCACTGTTACCGCCAGAACCGTTGTCTTTAGCAATGAGAAGACCTGCTTTACCTTTTTTCTTCTTCTTGCCATTGGAATCTAATGTGGTATTTTCAGTTCCTAATACAGGTGCTTCTGGAGCCTGAGCCTGCGTACTCGCCTGTATCTGTGCTCCTGTAACTTCCGGTGTCTGTACCTTGACCGTCTGTGAACCGCCACCACCAACACCAAGAACCTTCCCAACAACTTTAAATGGTGCAGACACTACCTTCTTCAGTGCCCTACCAATTCCACCACTCATACGTAAATCATTCTCCTTTCCCATCAATACTGTTTTCTAAATAATTAATAAGGGAACATACACCATCCATAAAACCAAGCTGATACTCAGCAGAGAACTTCTTGTTAGCATTAAGAAAGTAGTTAGGTGTAAATGTCTCCCTTAAATTTGCGATTAGCTGTGCAGACACAAGAAGTCTCAGTTCGTCATTCACTACTATCACAATCCTTTCTGAGACAAACGTAAGTGGGGTACTCCTCAGAATACCCCTTAATCTTTTTATAACTGTTGTTAGAA